CTCTCTCTCTCTCTCTCTCTCTCTCAGGGATTGTATTTTCTTCTTTCATAGCGTCAAGTGATTTCATGTATTTTCTTGCATAGTAGACAGTTTCAGAAACCTCCTTGCTGATAAATGGATACCCATATTTTCCTATCACTTCCCGAAACGTCAGCTTTGGACGTATCCAATCCACATTGTCGAAACCCTTTACGAACGCTCTTATTTCCGGGTATTCAAGCCCTGTGTCAACAAATACAGCTCTAATGTTCGGGTACAATTTTCTTGCAATATTGAGAAGAACCGTACTGTCTTTTCCTCCTGAGAAAGAGATATACACACCATCCTCGCCGTACTCATCTACCCATTCCCTAATTCTTCGCTGTGTCATTCTGACTTTTGCATTAAGCGACAAGGACTGCATCTGGTATAGGTCGGATATAACGTGTTTGTTACCCACTTCTCTGTTTCTCCTTTCTGGTGTTACATATAAGTTGCTTCTTTGAATACGAATGTGTCCTCAGAGTCTACTTTTTCCGATAACTCTCTCAGGCGCAGATCGTTGGAACTGTAAATCTTTTTCTTTTTCATATCAGCCACAAAAAACTCCTGCCCTGCCTGAATGTACTCTCCGACTTTGCTCTTCCGGCAAATCTCGTAGGAAGCATACTCAGTCTCTTTATCGTCTGTCTGTTTTTCCTTTGCGGTTTTTCCTAACATACCGATTTTTCTCCTTTCTTTCACATTTTCGTTTGTCTGACTAAACATTTTCTACAAAAAAATTTAATGCAATCCGTCAGACCATCTATACAGAATAACGGCGGTATCTTCGTTAGGATAAGAAACTCCCAAGAATTTGCCATTAACTGTTTCGCAAGCCTCTGTTACTCTATCCACGAATTTATTGAAGTCCTCTTTCACTGTCACATAATCGTGAAATCCCATTGTTCCCTCGTCTCTTTCGTGGCTTTCTCTCATTACTACCATCTGTTTTAATTTCTGCATATTGCCTCCTATTTCTTTACCTTGCAGTCTCTATATACATCCTCTTTTCCGATGAATAACTGCCCTAAGATTGCAACCAGAACATTTACCACGATACTGTTTCCGGCCTGCTTATAAAGCTGTGTGTTACTATTTACTTTCTCCGCCTTATGGAAATCTGCATCTGAGAAATCCATCAGCCGCCAGCACTCTTTTGGAGTTAGCTTTCTTATGCGGTACTCTGTGTAAACCTTTGAGTTCGCATCTCCATGCGTTCCGGCGGTCAGCGTTGGAGAATTGCCATTATCAGAATAAACAGATCCGCATTGACTTCCCTCGTTGGAAATCTGCCCTACCTTTGCCATTTCTGTACTCCTTTCCGTGAGATTGTCGCTATGCTGCATACCGTCCTGCCCCCCCCGAACAATTCTTTCAATACGACAAATCCCCATGCTTTGGGATGTAAGTGTAGGGCATACATGGCCGCCGCCTTGCACTCTTCCGCGCCGTAATTTACTTGTTGGGTATGAGAAATCCGCAACTCCTCCAATCTCACATTCGATATAGCCTTTCTGTGTTGCCTGCCGGATGCCTACATACTCTCTATCCATCATCCACCGTCCTTATTTCCAAAACATAATTGTCTTTTTGGACGGAAGTAAGTGTGTTGCACAACCCCTCTGAGTTCGGTTCTAACCGCTGCTCCGTAGGTGCGCCTGTGGTTCTGTCCGATGGATTGTTTGGGTTTCGCCCTCTGCTTGCAACAATGATTCTTTCAACCACGTTTCCGCCTCCGTCTCTGTTATTATGCAAGGTACAGTACCCCCCCACTCGTAATCGCCGGAGCTATGCCTCCGGTATCATACACTCGCCCTTGGTTTGGGTTCTCTCTCGTGGAAGTGGGGAGAATATTGCCTAACCTCTTAATCCCGGTCTGCAATATCTTCTTTCCTTTCCTTGATTTCTAATATCTTTGGTTCTAAATTGCCCCCCACAAGTGTTTAAGGTCGGGGCAATTCCGTCTACGGAATAAATTCTTCCGCTCTGAGGATTATCCCAACTCTTTCCTACGGCGATATTCCCCAGTTGTATGCAGCGTACCTTATTTGCCATTTCATAGTTCCTCAATTACATATTTCAAATGTTTGTAGTCGCTCGCCAATAGGGTAGGACATATCATTTTGTACAATGCTTTATTGTATGGGTCGTAGATTCCACAAGCACTTTCGGAGGATCTTTGTAGTCTGTTGCCCTTATCGCTTGGCAAATACCCCCCCCGATAAAACTCGGACCCTGTCCTGGACTTCTTTTTCCGGGTTCAGTGAGCCGACTACGATTATTCTGTCTGCCATTTACTTTTTCCTCCACTAAAACTTTCGGTGGATCTTTATAATCCGTTGCCGACAATGCCACTGATATGCCATCCGGGGACATTATACGTCCTCTTTCTCCGCCTGTTCCCGTATGAGCCACAATCAATGGCCGGCTCATGGTTCATCTGAGCTGTCTACTTCTGTAACACCGCATCCCAATGATGCCGGTCTACTGAGCCTCTGCCCCCCCCCTAACGGTTTTTGAGATACCGTCTAACTGACCGCTCTCTCGTAAGTCCTTGATGAGTTTCTGCGCCTTTTCAGAGTTGATGTAATACTTTTCGTCTACCTCGTCCTCCAAATAATCTTTCATTGTCTTATCCAGTGGAACCGGCTGCGGAAATTTGTAATTATAATCTCCCAAAATAGATACCATGAAACAACGTTCTCTGTTCTGTGCCACTCCGTAATCCTTTGCATTGAGGATCTGCGTATAACACTTATATCCCTTGCTTTCAAGAAAGCTGCACCAGCTATGAAAATCGTCTATGTTGTCTGCGCTGATAACCTGTGGCACATTCTCCATGAGAAGTATCTGGGGAAGATTTTCTGTCTCATTCAGAAGTCTTTCAACTTCCCACAGTAACCCGGAACGTGTTCCTGATCCTTTTTTCATTCCTCGCATCTTTCCGGCGAGTGATAAGTCCTGACAAGGTCTTATGGAAACGAATACGTCATAAGGTAGGTGTATCTGTCAGTATTCGTTATTGCCAGATCACCCCCCCTCATTGAGCAAATGTTGACAAGGTTGTGCGTGGCTTTTATGTTGTTGTAACATTCTCTGCGCCATGCGTCACTGTATGAATGACTCCTTATCTGCTCTTCCGTGAGAGGTTTCTTTCCATCCACGGATATTCCCAACTGAGTAAGTGCCTGTATGACATCCTCAGAACTCATTTCTGCACTGTAATCCGTATCATCGTCCGCCATGTGAATAGCTTTGTATGATGCCGTGGCGTGCATTTCCCATTCAGACATAAGGTAATGTTCAAACGGTACGCCAAGATTACGAAGTGCCATCGCCTGAGAACCAACCCCGGCAAACAATTCTATCAATCGCACTGGGTTGTCAGTCTTAAATGTTGGGTACATTAAATCAAACATTGAAATCTGATCCACTCGTTTTCTCCTTTCTTTGATTTTTTATCATGCAAAATCTCGCATAATTAAGCTGCCGGAAGTAGTCATTATTCGCATTTTCCCACATTGCCGGTAAGGTACTCAGCCGTGTTTCATAACACTTATCGCACACCTTTTTCCCTTTCATTGTTGGATTTTTGCCACATATATAGCAAATGCCGTAGTCCGGTCTCTCTGAACGTGACAAATCGCATCGGTTTTTGTCTCTGTAATTTTTCAGATACGCCCTGCATCTCTGGCATAAACCACCATTCTGTGATTGATGTTTTCCGCATCTGGGGCATAGTCCGTTTTCGATGCGTGTCTGTTTTAACTGCCTTTTCCTCAGCCGATCTTTCTCTTTCTGTTCATCGGTTTTCCCTTTTTCCGAATAACTATCTTGAAATTGACCCAAGCACTCATAACATAGCTTTTTGTTAGGTTCTGCTGGATTTTTCCCACAATGAGTGCATATCCCAATCCTTTCATGGTATTTTCGATTCTGCTTGCGTAATTCAGAATTTCTTGCCGCACATTCAGGGCACATGGATCTTTCCGGCGTTGGGTTTTCTTTGCCACACTTCGGACACAATCCTCTTTCCCTCATCTCTTTGTATGATAATTTTCTCAATCCATTTCAGAGGTTCCCAGGATTTATGCGCGCTGCCCTTTCCTCCGTCTATTTTCTACCGAACTTCTCATACATTTCATCCAGTCTCTTTCTGGTTTCGTTTGACATACCGGATGGTGGTTCGGTCTTTTCCTCCGGCACTTCAATTTTTTGCATTTCTATCTGTGGGTCTACTGCTTTTTCCATAAGTGCTGTGTGTTTCTTCCCCATATCGGCTATGAGCATCCTTACATTCTCCGGCAGACGTGCCTCTTCTTTCATCCGCTGCACCGAAGTCCGATAGTTCCTGATAAAGTGCGACTGTTCAATGGTTGCCACTTGGTCTGAATCCATCAACGCCCACTCTTTGAGGTTTGCCGCCGTTCCAACAGCTCTTTGGCACGCCTCTGGCAGTTTTGCAAATTCCTCTTCTGAGTTGTAACCGGAGTTCCTTAACGCCCTCTGTACCAACGCCCATGCCTGCAGTTCGCTCATGCTTTCTTCCGCCGGAGCAATAATCTCCGTTGCTTTAGTGCGAATATCTGCGATGGTTGGAGGAAAACGTTCACTCGTCATGTACTTTTGTATTGCCAAGTTTGCCTGCTCATACGGAAGATCTTGTAATAATCCATACCACACATCGAAAGCGTCTTTATCTGGTATGAATGTCGGCTGTGCGTAGACCGCTTTCATAGCTTTTACCAAAATCTTAAATTCTTCTCTTTCCATTACCAGCCATCCACATCCTTTACTCTGTTTCCAATGCGATCTCCGCTATTTCTGTATGCAGAAGATGATTGCAATTTATCCCAAATAATGCCTTTCCATCCATTCGACATACATTCATCAATAAGATTGCATACGGCAGTATCTCCATAGACAGAGACCTTATTGGCAACCTGTTTTAACAACGACTTCATGCCCTGTTCCTTATATCCGTCTTTCCGTTCCGTCTTATACTTGAACCATTCGCGAAGTTTATCTGCCATTACATCAGAGATGGTGTACTCAGGGAGAAGCCTTTCAAAAATTGATTGGGTAGTTTCCCTCTTTCCCCCTTTTTTATTTTCTTTCTCTAACTCTTTCTCTAACTCTTTCTCTATGTTACCTTTTTGAACATTAACGTTACTCTCTGTTACACGTTCGTTACATTCAGCGTTTTCTGGTGTCTCAGTGGGTTTTGTCTTGTTTTTTTCTCTCTCCCGATACTCCCTAACCCTCTGTGCGGATGCCGATTCAGACCCAATCATTTTCAGAGATTTTGGTAAAAATAGTGTGCCGTCACTTTCCGTAACCACAAGCTGTAATTTTGAAAATTGTTGTAACGCTTGTGTAACAATCTGTAACGCAAAACCGGATGCTTCCGCCAACATTTCTGCGTCATACGGAATATCTTCGGAAAATCGCAGTTTGCCCTCATGGTCGATTGACTCTGTAATCATCCATATATAGAACATAACCAAAAGATCGCCATTATCCTTTGCTCTAAGTATCTTGATATAGTGTTTTTCAAAGAAGTTCCGGGGCATTTTGAGCCAAAAATACTTTTTCTCAGCCATCGAACGGTCCTTTCTCTATCTCTTCAAGGAATATCTCAATCCTTGGGTTTTTCTTATCCACATAGAAGTCATGCGTAAAGTTTTCGATTTCTTTCCATCCATCGTTTTTAATCACTCCGCATTTCTGTAAAGCATCCTGGAAAACTTTGTCTGCAAAGGAAAAAATATTGCCCTTGTCACGCTGTTTATCCGGCTCATAGAAGTTGTAATGAATGATGATAGGGTTTGTAATCGTAAGTCTCGGCAACTGTGTCCTGATAGCGTTACACACGATCATCTGGTAATCTCTTTTCATTTTTGCACCCATCTGAGGATGCCTTGCACACTCATGTAGGTAATCGTTAAGATCCGGTAAGGTTCTGGTTCTGCCGTAATAATTTCCTTTGATAACAACCTTGTGCATCCCTAAGCCCTCCTTTCTTTCATTATGGGTGGAGCCGCCGGAATGACGGCTCCTGGGTAATTTAACAAAAGATCCTTGTCAGGGGTTTATACCATTTAACTAATCGAATTTCTTAAAAGGAGGTAAACCGTTTGTGTGTTCTGCGGTTTTCGTGACATATTTTCCTCAGAGACCAATCTTAGGAGATAATTGCAGAAACATATTTACGGGTTACGATTATTTAGGAAATCACGAAAATGTTTGATACATCCGCAAGTTCTTTTTCGAGATACGCTTTGATGTTGGCTTTCGCCTCATTCTTCCATGCACCTCCGTCTGCCTCAAATAAGGCACAGGTAACGCCATAGCAATCATTGTCCTTTACTCTGAAAATAAAGTTACTCATAGGCTGTGCAACTTCTGTAAAGGTTCTGTACGGCATCAGGCGGCAAGGACTCGGAACTTCAACTTCCTGCAGAGAGGCAACGCCTTTCTTGATTGCTGCTTTCTGTCCTACTCCGGTGTCTCCGTATTCCGCAACAGTGCCAGCCTTAACATTTCCGGCAAACTGTAAGATGATCGGCTTATCATTTGCCTCAGCATCCTCGTTTAAGAACTTGGACTGCACACCGATAACAAACTCTTCGTTTCCAATGAACTGACCGAATGAAAACTCCGGGATCTCTGCTTTGACAACTGCCAGTGTTTCTCTCTGGCGGTCTGCATCCAGACTTGAAAACAGACGAACCTCAGTAGGAGATACCACCTGAGCGATGTAATGACCTGTCTTGAAATCTGCTTTACTCTTTTTGATGAAATCCACAAGGCTGCTCAGATTACTCATTGTGATACTGGTTGCTCTGAGTTCCTTGCCGATCTGTGTCATATCTTTGTCTACATAGGTTCTTCCCTCAATTTCCTCAATATGGGGAGCATCGAGAGAAAGAATTTTCTCAATAGCTGCTTTTAACATATTTTCCTCCTGTTACTGTACGATCTGCCAATCCTCAGCCAACATATCAGCCTGAGATGCGAGCCATCCCATCTGTACGCCGGATGTTCCGACAAATGCGATTGCTTTGTTTCCGATAGCATCATGTTCGCAGTTCACAATATCGCCACCGGCGTTTTTATAGCTGATATTAGTTGCAAGTTCAATGTACTGGTTCTTTCCGTTCCATCCCTGCCTTGCAACTTTCTTACCAGACTTCATCGCTTCTATTGCTTTTCCAAAATTCATTATGTCCTCCTTTAATCATTAACCGCTTTCAGGCTAATAACCTTGTGTTCAGTTTTCTGCTCTGGCTGTTTTTCAATAACCTCTCCGGTTTCAGGATCGCAACCAAGTTCCTCTGCTGTTACCGGATTTTCTTCCTCAACTTCCTCCGGGTTCATGCTCATACCGCAATCGTCCAAGGTAAGCTGTCCTTTGATCGCACCTTTGGAATGTTCAGTAAGGGTTGTAACACCACTTCTGAAATCCTTATTGATGAACAACTGAGTTTTCAGTCCCATCTCAGGAGCCAGCTTAACGGAAGTCTGAACCTCAACAGCAACATCTTCTCTATCATCCTCTGACGGAGTGAGAACAATCTTAATGTCGAGAGTTCTTTTCTTCTTGGCATCCGTATTCAAATTGAGAATGTTGTCAGAAATCTTTGCCAACGCTCTGTCGATTCTTTCCTGAACGCCTCCGGCACACATAGATGCCAATGTAAGTTTCTCTGCCACTTTTATCACTTCCTTTCCTAAATGTAGAATTTTCTGTATCTATCAAAGAACTTTTTCCGTGCTTCATCCACGGTAAGTCCTTGTGATACCTCATTGAGTTCGTAGGAGAGCTGCGCTATTATCTGCAACAGTTTTTGTACTTCTGTGCTCTGGTGTGCGCTTATCTTCCCCGTTCTGTGATGTTCTGGTGTGAGTGGAACCCATAAACCATCTTCATCTGCTTTTTTTCGGTTGGGGCCTCCGAGGCAGTGATGCCTCTCAACCCCATACTGACCGTTGATAATATCAAGATCCGCATATTTCATATCCACAATAATTGAATCTCTCATTAAATCTCTCCCATAAGCATATCCATTGATATAGGTCCATCCAAAACCTCAGTGTCGGCACAGTAATCGCATACCTCGCATCTCAGAGGTTCAATTTCTCCATCTTTCAGGCGTTGAACCTTGATGATGTTGCTTTGGAACTCTGCCAGTTTCTCATCCATAACCATAGGTGGAATTTCAATAACCTTAATTCTCGGATGAGGTATATTTCCTGGAGAAGTCTTATCTTTGCTAATTGCACAAATATAAAACGGTAACAATTTACCCGTGTTCTGCCTATATATTTCTCTATAAACAGCCCCTTGGAGGTCATATCCCCACCATTCGCAGAAATTAAGTCTCTGCCCCAGGTCCTTTGCATAAAAAGTTTCTGTAACAGATTTTACGGTTTTTAAGTCAGTGATCCTTTTTCCATCACAACTATCAATTTTGATTTTTACCGGTATGCCATTGATTTCCCCGGTCATAATTACCTGTTTATCTCCGGCCATATACTGCATAAAAACTTTGTCTTTTTCCGCCCTGTCAATCATTGCAGAGGCCTGTTTGTACTCGGCTTTCAATTCTCCGGCGGTTTTACCTCTGGATGAAAAGATTTCTGGGTGCTGAGCGGAAAATGTAGGAAGTGTACCCTCAAAGTAGGCATCCACGTAGGAGCCTACCATTAACGCAGTTGTGGTTACTTCCTCGACTTCTCCCCGGAGCTTCGCCATAGCGTATGCTTCACAACCCATTTTTCCAGTCGTGCCGTTGAACTCTTTGTACTGAGAAACGGACACATACTGCATATTGGCTTCTTTGGTGTAATAGTTCTCCGGGGTAAGTTTAAGAAGATTACTCATCTACTTCCTTGAATGTTCCGTCAATCACACCATCAGAACTCTCATCTGCGTTATGAGAACTCTGATCGTGAGACTGGTAAATATCCTGTGCCTGATACTTCTCTTTCGGCTTTTCCTTAACATCAAATGCCGAACCATCTTCAAATGCCTGACACTGTTCTGCGGTATCAAAGTTGAGATCAATCAACTTACACAGTCGGCGGAGAACTGTTTTCTTACACATCTCTCCGTAACTTTCTTTCCACGCCTTACTGTTTGCTGCCTTTGAGAATGTCTGTCTGGTATGTTCAATGTCCTCTTTGCTCATGGTGTCGTACATCATGGAACCGTCTTTGTAGAGGACTACCGCAAATGCACCGATAATCTCTCCGTTTGAAAAAGTCTTAGGTCTGAAATTGACATACTGCTTACCGTTTTCGATTACTTCCTCAAACTTATCTCCCTCACGGACTACCTTTGCGTAGATGTCCTGAATAGGATTGCTCGAATATCTCTTGCACAGTTTGATCTCTCCCTTGTAATCAGTCTGGAACTGACACTGATTTCCGTAAGGGATTGCGTAACACTCTCCATTGAAAAAATCGAGACCGAGAAATGCGCCCTTTAAGAGAGTTCTCACTACTGTAGGTGCTTCGCATTTTGAAAAATCAGCCTGTCCGTCCTGCAGAACCGTCATGCAGTTCTGTAAAAATCTCTGCTTGTTGAATTTTTCCGGCAGAGCTGCAACCTGTTTTTCAAGGCTTTCGTCCAGTCCTTTATGGACTGCAACTAAATAATTTGTGTCTTTTGTTGCCATAAATAACCTCCTTGTATTTTTATGAATCTGCCTACCAAGAAAAGGCTATGGCAGGCAGATTATTTATTTTATTCGCTATCGTCTGTACCACCCCCCCCGAGAAGGTTTTTCAAAAAATCCGCAAAACCATCTTCGGAGTCGTGCTTAACTTTGACGGTATCGAAACCAAATTTCTTTTTCATCAAATCAGTGAGCTTTATTGTCTGCTCAGACATAATATCTTTGATGAGGTTGTCTGTTTCCTCCGCCCACTCCATTCCACCGTCAATATCTTCGAGAAATGCCTTATTTCCAGAAGAACTGCAACTGATTGATGTAGGCGTTACGACCACTTCACAAGTGAACGGATGGATTTCAATATCTTTCGTATCATCCATAATGTGTTTGAGTGCCATCATTGCCATAAGTGCGTCAAAGTTATCATTCTTTCCTGCCATAGTGTTTCCTCCTACAGTTCAATAACTGTTAATTCATTGTTGCTTGTGGTTCTGGTTGCTATGAACTGCAACCCTTTCTTTTTGCACTTCTCATAGAGACGTGTGCGGTTTTCCTCAGACAGTTTCTCAGTACCATCAATAAGGATGATCTGTAAGCCGGACGGATTCTGAATTGCCACATCAATGCAGAGGTCCAATTTTTCTCCCTCAGAGAGATTACTTACCGGAAGTCCATTGATAAGAGGTATTCCGTCCTTGACGGATAATCCCTCAATCGGGATTTCTGCTGTTTCCAGAATTGTTCCCGGAAGAGTTCTTGCCAGCTCAATCTTCTCTGTCAGAGAATTGGACTCTTTCTGCAAGGTGGCTACTTCCTCCTGAATAGACAACATTCTGCGCCATTCATTGATATGGCCTTTCATCTTCTCCGTCTCATTGGCCTTTGCCATGAGATCGTCAATAGGTGTGATTTCCATATCTGCGTATTCTGCGTAGGACTGTTCCTCAGACTCATACTTGGAAACGGCAGCCTCATACTCAGCACTGATAACTTTTGCCTTATCTTCCTTTGCTCCTGAGAGACCGGCTTTCTTTTCTTCCAGATTTTTAATCTGTTCTTTCAGTTTTGCCAGTTCACTCTCAATGTTCTTCTCCTGTGAAGCCATCTCTCTGTCGAGTGCAGCCAGTTTCACTTCCTTGTCTGCCTGAAAACCTCTGATTTTTCCATCGTGGCTGTCTCTGAGACGTTTTGCCTTTTCAATGGTTTCATTGTTTTTACGGATCTTCTCAATCTCCGTATAGAGTTCTGAGAGGTTTTCTTTCTCCCATCTCTCTCCGTCATAGTCGATAGGAAGAGAACTTCCAATATCGGCAATAACAGCTTTCTTGGCACGAATGTCCCGGTTTACATCCTGTCTGTGCGTGAAGTAGTAACCGTTTTCTGCCTGAATGTCATTCAGAACTGCTAAAATGTTCTGTTCGTAATTCACATCCGGCGGCAGCTCTCCGAACCATTCTTTGATTGTGTCAAGGTTCCAATCGTACTGAATCATATCCAGAATCGTTGCATTTTGGGTTTTCTTATCCATAGAGATGAACTCCATAGGAGAAAGCTGCAACGGAGTGAATATGGTTTTCAGAAATGTTTCAGGGCTGGGAACAACATTGCCGTTCTGCTTTACAGATTTATAATCCGTCATTCCCTGTCTCGGTTTTCTGTCTATGGAGAGACCACTATCTGTCTCAATGAAAATCTCTCCCTCTGTCTCTCCGTTTTTGATAATGTACTCACGGTCTGATGCGTTGGTAAGGGCATATCTGATTGCATCAATAACGGATGTTTTACCGGTTCCGTTATCTCCGACAAGTTCAATATTCTTACCGTCTCCGCTCCATTCCTTGATTCCGAAAAGACTCTTAATTGTGATTTTTGAAATCTTCATGGTGGATTTTCCTTTCTCTGTTTATGGGGTTCGGCAATGCCTTACCCCTAAACTGCTACTGAATTACTGTTACGTTGGATGCCTGCGGTCCCTTGGTTCCGTCAACAACATCAAATTCTACGGGCTGTCCCTCTACGAGAGTCTTGTAACCGTCCATCTGTAATGCGCTGAAATGGCAGAACACGTCAACTCCATCTTCGCCGGTAATGAAACCGTAGCCCTTTGCGGCGTTGAACCATTTAACTGTACCTTTTCTCATGGTGCGTCTCCTTTCCTCAAAAATATCTATTAAACAATCCTTGCGGATGCTTAACCTATACCAAGTCGTTCTTTCTCCTGATCCAAAAGGTGGCGATATATGTAAAATCCCCACTTGGATTTACCCTCTCGCTTTATGGCATATCCAATAGGCAATTTCTCCCTTTTCATAAGTTCACGGAGCGTAATCACATCCATTTGCAACTCTTTCGCCGCATTTTTTGGTGTTACTCTCTCATTGTTCATTGCTTCTTACCTCAATCTGTTCGTTTTGCTGTGCCTTAGTTCGTTGTGGATTATCCTTTTCGTGTTTGCTCGACTAAACTTTTTGGGTAAAAAGTTTGCTGACAGGGACATTCAAAGCCGCCGCCAACGATTTCAGAGTACCGACCATAGCCTCATGCTCTTCGTTGTTTTCAAGCAGAACTATGGTTGTTCTGCTTACGCCAGACATTTGAGCTAACTGTTCCTGGGTAAGTTTCTTCTTTTCTCTAAGTTCTCTGATTCGATACGCCATTACTGCGCCTCCTTTCTTTGTCCGATGTTTGCTCGACTGAACAATTTGAGTATAGCCGACTAAACATTTATTGTCAAGCACATTTTACAAAAAAATTGACTTTTTG